CAGCCGTCCTTCATACCCCGGTTGGTTGCGAGTGTTGGGCGGTGCGAGACCGCCTGCAACCTCGGCATACCGGTAAACCAGGCCTTGGCGTGGTCTATGGTGGAGGCCGGAGGCACACAGCACCGGACTTGGCGCGGAGTGGATCAGTACCACCGCGCCAAGGATGAGGTGTGGCATCCCGATAAGGTGGAGAGGGTCATTAGGGAAGTGACCCTGGAGTCCCGGTTAAGTTTCTTCGAAGCGTGGGGAATCAGCCCGGGGGAGCAGGTGGCTATGGAAGCAGCCAGCCTGCGCCTCAGCGGGACAACTCCTGGTGACTGGTCCATCTATTTAGACCAGTTTGCAGGCGATAATCGCCTGAACCCAGGAATGTGATTCCGACACCGTCATTGCGTAAGTAATGAGCAATCCTTTTCTTCAGAGCATATATATTGACTTGTTGTCAGTAGGTTTGGACGATGTCAACCTCTATGCCCCAGCCGCCTGCTCCAGCCCAACAGGGAGCTGGCGGGAAGAAGAAGAAATCAAGGAAAACGAAGAAGACGAAGGCGAAAGCACCGGGGACGCCTGCGGCAACGCAGGCGCCACGTCAGCCACGACAGCTGAGTTTGGCCGAGAACCGCCTGGTTCCAAGCACCAAGGAGGGGCTGGACTGGGTGAAGGAGTATCTGCATCCACCTCATCGGGAGGGGATGGACTTGTGCAGGGGCATTCCGGATATGTCAACGCAATCGTCAGCGGTTTTGAGGTGGGTCAACAAGCAGAAGTTTGGCCCCCCCGCTGGCCTAGCGGCAGGAGAGACATGGAGTATACTCGTAGTATCACTCCCCAATCCTCAGTACCCGGTCGTAGCATTCAGGTGGGCGGGCGACGATCCACCAACAGTCTACGATCCGGCGAATACCGTGTGGATGGAGAACAGGCAGTTCGTTTTCGGCCTTCAGGCCGAGAATTGGGAGACTGCGGTTCAGGCCACACGGCCGCTAGCCAATTCCGTGACTACCGAGCTTATAACATCAGACCTATACAACCAGGGTCAGGTGGCTGTATGCAAGGTACCCGTTCAGAATGCCGTACACCCCGTGGACCAGGGGGGGGATTTCCCCCTCGCAGACGTCCTCGCCGTGTCAACGGAGCTGGGGCTCCTGCCTACAGAGCAGGGACTGATTCTCCAGGCTTCGTGCAAGTCAGCCGACTGGGAAGCGAAGTTCGGAAGTTTTCAAATCCTGAACTTCGTGAGCCCCGCTGTGCAGTACGAGTCAGCAGCAGCCGTCAGAGGCCTGCTGAATTTCAAGCTGCGCAGCGTCGCCACGCCGGTCGAGGTCCCACTGGGGGGGGTGACGAATGCGGATGCGCCTACATACTCGGGGATGACGGCCGCGTACACGCTGTACACGGGTCTCCTCTCACAGGCCACAATCAGTGTGAAGCGGAACCACGCTTGGGAGTGTGTGTTACCGGCAAATTCAGTCTGGCAGCCCTTTGCGACTGCCGGACCCATGCCGGACGCGGCGGCCATGGAGTTAGCTGCCGTGCAGATGCACGCGCTGCCGGACGGGTTAACCGCCGCGCACAACAGTTTCGGATCCTTTTTCTCGAAACTGCTGCCGGTGGCGAAGGGCATTTGGAACGTCGCGGGACCCCTGGTTAAGGCCGGGGTCTCGGCGTTGCCAGGTGGCTCCGCCATTAATGCGGGCATAGGGCTGGCTGAAAAGCTGGCCGGCGCCGCGGGCTTGTAGCTGACGCTCCTTTTGTACCGCTGGGGTCCCGGCTGGCTGACCGACCATGGTCACCAGTCCGGGCCCCGGGGTTGCCCTCGTCGGTAGGCACCTCTAGCTGCAG